TTGAACCTCATTGGACACCTGCACGTCACGATCAGGTCATTGGTCGTGCAATCCGTATTTGCTCTCACGCCACGTTGCCAATGGAAGACCGGACGGTCAAGGTGAGTTTCTACATCTCGGTCTTTTCGGATGACCAGAAGAAGACACAGGAGGGTCCGAACATCACGCCCATTCGGCGTAACGACATGGTCACAAAGCGATATGAGGGTGATCCCGTTGAAACGTTCATGTCCACGGATGAATACCTTTACGAAACGGCTTTCGAAAAGGAACGCATTAGTCAGCGGATTGCATTGTTGTTGAAGGAGTCGGCAATTGATTGCGAGATCCATCGTAAGCTCCACTCTAAGGAGAAGCCCGTGGTATCCTGTATGCGATTTGACTCCACAACCACGGGAGAGGATCTGGCATTCAGACCGAATATTAAAAATGAAGAGTTGGATGAAACCGTGCTCCGTAACACATCACGGAAACATCGGCGTCTTCAGAGGATCCTGGTCAAGGGAGTGTCGCTGATCTTGGACCCTGATTCCAAGGAGATTTTTGATGGGCCTGCATGGGATGATAAACAGCGCCTACTCCGAATGGGCGAGCTGGTCAGTCCTACTTCGATCCGGTTTCTGCTTTAACACTCGTCAGGCCTCGTTCCGGACATCCTCCAGCCAGGATGCACATACTGAATCCCACGTCTTGAATGCATATGATGCTGCAGACGCCTTCTTCTCGGAGAGTGTCTCGATTGCCAAAGCCATCGCATCAGCAACCTTCCTGTAGTCAAACGTAGGAGCCCAGAGACCCAGAGGCATAGTTCCTGGGAAATAGGTGCGATCCATCGGAGGAATGAAGGTACATACACTCTCATCCATAAAGGCACGGTAAGTTCCAATGTCTGTCACAATCTGAGGAGCTCCTGTATAGAGGTGCTCAATTTGGCAGAGTCCAAATCCTTCACCATCCGAAACATTGATACCAATATCGGCCGCATTATAGATCTCATTAATTGCAGAATCCGGAACAGGCTTTGCTGACGTATCCACCATCATAAGTCGAGTGGCCATCTCCTTAGGATCGAGTCCCTGACGCGCGAGCTCGGTCTGGTAAATACGATTTGCATCGTAGTATGCACCCTGCTGGCCATTCAGACCCGTGACAATCATCATGTGATAGGGCTTCTTTGGGTCACGACGAAGGAGCTCAACAAATCCCATGATTGCAAGATCATGACGCTTACGCTGTGTATTGCGATTTGCATTGACCATCAAGATTGCATCAGGCGCTAGCTTCATTGAAGAACGGATTGTGGACCGAGCCGAAACAGGGATCTTTGAGAAGAGGGAGGTGTCCACTGCATTCTCCAACACACGAACATCGGGAAACTCGCCATACTTGGAATAGACATCAGCCCAATACTTTGTAAAGCAGTAGATACGATCGGCATTCTTGTTCATCGTATCAATCAGAGGAGGGGCAATTCCCTCATACACCTGGTCCACATACAGCCAAAGCTTATACGGAGACTCACCCTTCTTGAACTTCATGGCGTCAATGAAGCGATGGATGATGAGTGGATCGTTATAGATCATAACAACATCTGGATTCACCATATCCAGATACTCATGAATCTTGTTGAATCCAAATCCCTCCTCCTTCGGGTCCTCGTTTGCTGCAGCATCATATGCTACAACTCCATCCGGAATCTTGCGAAGATTACCTCTAGACGGGTGGCGCTGAAATCCGAAGTGATAGGTCTTCACCTTTGGAGCCAGTGTGCTCAGTTGCTTAAGAAGATTAATCACTACCTTTGAATACCCTGTTGTCTGATCCACATGCGTGCTAACGAGAACGAACCTCATTTACTGTGATACTCTTTTCCCGTATAAATCACAAATGCAGGTCAATTCGACACAAGACCACCTGACTCGCCGTAAGCGTCAGATCCTTGCTGCCACCTACGCCACGTCACCTCCCGATAAGAAAAATAAGACGAACTCCCTTGTTACGAGTATAGATGCGAACGCCGCGTCCCAGCGGGAACGGTTTGTGGCCCCATTTCAGGGAGCACTCGGCGGGGCATCGGGAGGAGCATCCTTCTCTAGCCTGTGCTGTCTCCTTTTCCCTCGACTCACAAATCTTACTCTAACGGCGGGATCGCCTCAATCAATCCAAACACTTAACTGGTTGGAGTCTGGACCTGTTGGATCTCGAACGGTTGTCTTTACGAGTGGGTCGGGAACTGTTGGCACTATTTCCGCAAACTCCGTGACCCTTACGGACGTATCGGAGGGAGCCTCAACCGTGGTGGTAACTCTGTTCGCTCCATCTGGTTTGTCGAGTCCTTTAAGTACTGGTACAATCAATATCAACAATCCTTGTTTCCTAGGATTTGTTCAATTGATGACAAGCTTGGGTGCGATTGCGATTGAGAATATCAAAGCAGGTTTTAAGATGCTTCAGCCCAATGGATCATACAGTCATGTAAATAATGTTATTGTGACTACCGTCGGAGAGTATGACGACAAGAACGACACTCGACTGTTCTCTGATGAGTCTGGAAAGTGCGTGGTGACCTACTGGCACAGACTGTCCATTGCGGGCGGACCCGAGTATCGTGCAGTAGACCACCCCGATCTCCATGAGGTTTACCGCGCCTTACCGTTCAAGGTCTATAACCTCGAGCTTGAGAATGATTCGGATGTGCTCATGGTTCACGATACAGAGATCGTGGCTGAGAGTTATATCATTAATAATCCCGCCAACATCTCTATCACCCGGGAGAATGACACGAGCCGGATTACAATACTCGCGTAAACAGCTGTTCGAGATAGGAATCTGTTAAGTCCTCTCTAGGTGCTAACTCGTTGTCCGATAGAAGTCCGACCTCTTGAATAACCAGGCAGTCTCTACATATCCAGACGACGGGAATCGGAGTTATGTTGGTGGAGTGTTCAGCTTCGTCCCCTGTTGTGCGAGTACAAACCCATGGATATGCGAAAGAAAGTAACATTCGATCAATTGGAAATACATGACCTTCATTCAAGATTCGTTCAAACTCCACTAGCAATGGCAACGCACGGCGTGACCAAAGCATAGCAGTACAGTTACGAATACTCTTAGTTTTCGAAGATCGGAAGAAAGAAGCTGAGACACGTTCAATTTTTTCGGGTTCGGGAAAAATGGTATGTGAGTTTGCTCCTAAGAATACCGCGTCCCATGATAGATCTCGGGTTGCTTCTTCAATTCGTTGTAAGAACACCTCTTTAGAACAACCGAGACGGGCATCATCTTCTAATACAAGACACCATTCGTGACTGAGTAATCCCTTACGGATTGCATTCACATGTGCTAACCCACACCCAGTATGCAAGATATCAGAGAGAATGCCATCCACTTGTTCATACTTGAGCCAATTCCAATGTTGTTTGAATAACTCCATTCGGTCTGATCTGGAAGGTAGATTGATGACAAGTGTCTTCATGACTGTTTAAACAATCCTATATGTAAGATACAATATGCCGGGTGCACTCCTCCAGCTGGTTGCTATTGGGGCACAGAATGAACTTGTTCACGGGAGCCCTTCTATGACGCATTTTCGCGCCGTGTATCGGCGCCACACGAATTTCGCCATGGAGTCAATCCGAATGACATTTACGGCTTCAAATCTTGAGTTTTCGCCAACGACAACGAGGACGATTTCATGCCGTATTGATCGGTATGCGCAGTTGCTTCACGATACCTATCTTGTGTTGACCCTTCCTGATATTTGGTCGCCCCTCTCCTATCTTGGATTTAATATTGCTCCGCCAGCCGGATATGATCAACGTTCAAATTCAATTGGATATGAATTCAAATGGATTGACAATATTGGGTATAACTTGATTGATTACGTTGAGATCACTGCAAACGGCACGGTTCTTCAGAGACTCCCAGGCGAGTGGCTGAAGTTTTACTCCTATCTGACTCACGACCCGAACAAGCGTGCAATCGTAGATCAGATGGTTGGCAACATCCCCGAGCTGAATGACCCTGCAAATGCATATGGTCGCCTTGGACAATATCCACATGCAGTGACACCTCTGAATCAACCTGGAGGAATTCCGAATACGAAGGTTCCGGAACCGTCCATTCGGTCTCGTCAGCTGATCATCCCCCTTCATTTCTGGTTTGCTGAGAACCCCGGAATGGCACTTCCACTTGTGTCAATGCAGAACTCCGACGTGTTTATCAATGTAACCTTTCGCCCCCTGAACCAACTCTACACGGTGATTGATGTAGTCCCTGCAAGTCCTACGTATGGACAGCGCATCCGTTCAAACGATGGTATTGGTCGGTTTCTGTCCCCACCCCTTATAACGGGTGCAATCGGCAACCCATCCTTGACGACGTTTTTTCCCGATCCGTATCTTGAAGGCAATTTTATCTACCTCACGGAGATGGAGATGGCCCAGTTAGCCACTGCTGATCAGACCTTCTTGGTCAAGACAGTAACCTTTGTCAACAATCCAGGACAGTATGGTGGTAATTCGGATATTGAGATTCCTTTCTTCAATCTGGTAACCCGTGTCGTGTTTTCGACTCAGCGATCTGATAAGATTCTGATCAATGACTGGGACAACTACACGAACTGGGATAATCCCAACGTGGCTCCGTTTACCTCAACCGGAGTAGCAAACGATGTCTTTTCATCCATTACAAATTCAACTGAAACACAGACCTTTATGTACTCGAGCGGTCAGCTACAAATTACATCTGTATATCCCCGTGATCCAATCATGAGTGGACAGCTTTTGTTGGACGGTAAAGAGCGATTTTCTGTTAAGCCGAATGGATACTTCTCGTTGCTTCAGATGTATAAGCACACGACAGGATACACACCCGTGATACCCGGAGTCTACATGTATTC